CGCGATCATCCGAACGATGCTCGGCATCATGCTAAGCGGCGACGCGAAGCCGAGGGATCGAATATCAGCCGGCAAGGCGTTGTTAGCGGCAGAGGCACAGAACCAAGCGGACGAACATAAGGCGGTAGATGTTAGCCTTCGAACCGAGCACGATCGATTGGATGCGATCGCTAGAGACCTCGGCCTTGAGGTCGGTCTTATCGAAGCTGCCGAAGGACAGAGCGGCGGCAGCGTTGGCGGCGTTGAAGCGGTCGGTGTCGCTAACGCCGATTGACGATGCTGCATCAAAGGACATTAAGCGAAAGCGTCAGGAACGCAGCGAAGCGGCCCGGATTGTCATTCCTGAATGCAAGAACCCGGCCCGCCGCGAAGCTTGCTTAGACGATCCGGAGCGGTTCCTAAAGACGTATTTTCCGCGGGTGTACCGGCTAGGCTTCGGCACCGATCACCGCTTTATGATTAGAGCCATCCTCGACATCGCCACAACGGGCGGGTGTCAAGCCGTGGCCGCCCCTCGAAGCCGCGGGAAGACCGAGATTGTCAAAGGCATGGCGTTGTACGCAATTCTTGGAGGAGTATCGCGGTTTATTCTGCCGATTGCAGCCACGACGGCACTGGCCGAACGTCTTTACCAAGACATCAAGAGAAAGATTGCAACGAACGAAATGCTCTTGGAGGACTTCCCCGAAGTATGCTGGCCGGTGCGGTGCCTGGACGGAGCCCCGCAGCGGGCTAGTAAACAACACGTCGACGGCGTCAAAACAAACATCGTTTGGTCGGGCGATTATTGCCGATTTGCCGACGTGCCTGGATCACCTTACGGCGGCGTAAAGATGGCTTACTACGGCCTGGACGCGGCCTTTCGCGGTGTCAACATCGACGGCGACCGGCCCGACTTTGTGATCGTCGACGACCCGGAAACCAAAGAATCGGCAAAGAGCCAGCTACAGATTGAAGATCGCGAAAACACCCTCGACAAAGACATCGCAGGGCTTGTGTCGCAAGATGGCCGCATGGCGATCATGGTTATCACCACGACGCAAAATTGCTTTTGCTTGTCGGCTCGATTAACCGATCCGAAGATTAAACCGGCCTACAACGGCAGGCGGTTTGGCCTCATCGAGTCGTGGCCGACTAACCTCGAACTCTGGGACGAGTATATCGCTATTCGCCAAGCGTCGCAGCAAAAAGGCGATCGGCACGGAGCGGAGGCGGTAGACTTTTACATTGCGAACCGCGAAGCGATGGACGCGGGCGTTAAGATGATCGCGGACCACTTTACCGAGATCGAAGACGAGAGCGGGCGGCCGATGGTGCTTTCGGCGATCCAACAAGCCTACAACAAGATCGCGGACACGAATCTATCGGCATTTAAAACCGAGTACCAGAACGATCCCGACCCGGAAGAGCAACCGGAAACGACCGGGCTGACCGCTGGCAGGGTGGCAAGTCGAGTCAGTGGACTAGACCAAGGCGACTATCACACCGATACCGAGTTTGTTACGGTCGGGCTTGACGTCGGCAAGTACTATTCCCATTGGGTAAAAATCGGTTGGCATGGCAACGCAATCGGACACATCGTTGATTATGGGGTCATGGAAACGCCGGGGATGATGGCGGCGACAAATGATAAAGCGGTGATGACAGCACTGATTCCGGCACTTGCTCAATGGCGTACCGACATTACCGCAGACGGCAAATTAGACTTTTGCCTGATTGATTCAGGCGATTACACCGAAGCCATCTATGAGTTTGTTCGGCAGGTTGGCGGTACTCCATTCGCGGCCTCTAAGGGCTGGGACCAAGGCCGGTTTCGATTGCCGAACGAGGGACCGGGCAAGCGGCCGTTTATTGAAGCCTACGCAGCACACCAGCCAGCCGAAAGATTGTGGCTGTACAACGTCAACACAGAACATTGGAAACAATGGACGCAAGAGCGTTTTGTCACTGCGACTTTCGACGACCAGAACCAGTTTAACGACGGCACACTATCGCTCTACGCCTCGACGGATCGCAAGCGGCACTTGTCATTCTCTCACCACATCGTTGCGGAAGAACGGCGGGAGACATTCGTGCCCGGTCGTGGTATGATTCGGAAATGGGTAGTGTTGTCGAAAAATAATCACTACCTAGATGCGGCGGCGCTAGCGTGTGCGGCTGCGGGCGTTTTAGGCGTCCGCATTCTGCCGAAGACGCAGGCGACGCCCGTATCGCAACAGTTGAGGCAACAGCAACCAGTACGGCGTCTGCTCAACAGCAGGGGCCAACCTTTTCTTGTGACGGAGCGTAGATAGATGGCGAAGCGTGGAAACCTTTTGAGCGTTGACGGCGAAGAGCCGCAAGCCCCGCAGGTGGTCGAGTCGACGGCGATCGTTGAAGTGCCGCTAGGCGTTGTTTCGGGGTCGGGCTACGTGTCAAGGCGTGCCGACGTAAAGCTAAGCCGCGATCAGTGCTTGACACTTCGGGCACTACTCAGAGGCTTGCAGGATCGCGGCGAACAATTGCAAAACGGGCGACCGGTGACGAATTGCACTTCGGCGGTGCAGTGGATGCTTGAGAAGATTGCATCTAGTGCCGATAAACCGTTTGTCGGATCTATCTAGCAATTCGCACTTCATGCCATAGCATCATGGCATGGTGATTGCGGACATCGAAGCCGATCTAATTGAGTACGCCGACTTTGAAGAGGTCGGCAGCGTCGCGCGAGCCAAGCTATTTATCACGGCGGCCAAGCGCTGGCTTATTCTTCGCCCGGAATCGGCAAGCAATCAATCTTCGTCTTTGTCGATCGGCAAAGATTCCGTGCAAGAGCTTATGCGACGCGCTCAAGACTACGTCGCTGCTAACGGCACGACTTCGGGCGGTGGCCGAAATAGCGTGCGGTTCCTCAGTGCTACGAGGTTCCGCTAATGGGCAAGTACAAAGACGCTAGGGGCATCGCGGCTTCGTTCGATAAGATCCGGGCCGATTACGACATGAGCCGGGAGAACCGGTTCATCCGTCGCCGCACTGGCGTCAACCCGCAAGGCACCGGACCGAATTATCACTACCGGACCGAAGACAAGTACTACGCGGACATCGAGCAAGCCCGCGACATGGACCGCAACGACGGGCTAGTCGGTACGCTTGTTGATCGCCGCGTCGACAACATCGTCCAAAGCGGTTTCGTGCAGCATCCGGCAACCGGCGACAAAGGGCTAGACCTCGAGCTGTACAATCGCTGGGAGTCGTTTTCGAACGACCCGGACCAATGCGACGTAGCCGGAGAATTGACCTGGAAGGAAATGGAGCGGCAAGCGTGCCGGTCAGAGTCGATCGACGGCGACATCGTTGTGCTTGGAACCGAGGATGGATCTTTTCAACTTGTCGAAGCCCATTCGATTAAGACCAAGAGCCGAAAAGAAAACACTTTCCTCGGCATCACGACGGATCGATACGGCAAGCGGATTCAATACCACATTCTCGAAGAGCTAAACGAGTTTGGCCTAAAGGGCGAGTCGCGACCGGTTGACGTTCGCGATAGCGAGGGCTTGCGTCAAGTCTTCCATGTCTACAACCCAAAGCGGGTCAGGCAGAACCGAGGCGTTACGCAACTCGCGCCGGTGTTCGCGTATTCGGGAATGCTCGAAGACATCAACTTTGCGAAGCTTGTCCAACAGCAGGTGGTTTCGTGCTTTGCGATCTTTCGCAAGATCGCTGCGGGCTCGCCTTCGCTTCCTTCTGTCGATGGCATGTTTGGCGACGCTTCAACGCAACCGACCGGAAGCGGCGTTAGACAACTTGAAGGTATCCAACCCGGCATGATGATTGACGGCGTGCCCGGCGAAGAGTTGCAAGGATTTAGCCCAAGCGTACCCAACGCAGAGTATTTCGACCAAGTCAAATTGATTTTGCAAATCATCGGAGTCAACTTCGGCTTGCCGTTGTGCTTGGTTTTAATGGATGGCAGCGAAACGAACTTCAGCGGCTGGCGTGGTGCCGTTGATGAGGCCCGCAAAGGCTTTATCGCCGATCAGTTGAACTTAGTTCGGCGGCTTCACTCGCCTGCTTGGCGGTGGTGGGTATCGCGTTTGCTTGAAAACGAACCCGCGATGCGTCGAGCGTCGAAGCGGTTAGGTGTCGATATCTTCGGACACGTCTGGAACTTGCCGACGTGGTCATATATCGAGCCGGTAGCCGATGCAGAGGGCGACGCAACGCAACTTCGCAACGCCTTGACAAGCCCGCGAAGGATGCACGCGGCCCGTGGCAAGGACTGGGAGACGATCGCCGAAGAGATTATCGACGATAACGTCTATGCGATTGAACGAGCCAACAAAGCGGCGGCAAAGATCAACGCAGGCAACCCGTTAGCGCCGGTGACGTGGCGAGACCTTATCCCGCTTGCGATGCCAGCCGGAACCACGATGGCGATGCAGGACCCGAACGCCGTTGCGGTGCAGGAGGCAGCGGCCGGAAGTGACACCGAAGCGGCTACGCCGACAGGCGAGTTTGCTGGGATTACTCGCCAGCAGTGGAACCGCAACCGCAAGGCAATCAAGGACGTGCTAGACGAGATGATCGCCGGCACGACAAGCGAAGCGGCGGCCCGTGTTTTTCTTGGCGGAATCGGACTTTCGCCAGCATCGATAGACGCATTGATCGCGGATGCAAAGGACGGAACGGTCGAAACGCCGGAGGTGATCGAAGGTGCCTAGGGTTATCAAGATTGATGGGCTAATCGGGACTAAGCCAAACGAGATTTCGGCGTCCTACATTACGTCGCAACTGCCGGAAAACGGCACCGAGCCGATCGAAATTGAGATTCACTCGGAAGGCGGTAGCGTGATCGAAGGCTTCGCAGCATACGACGCGATCGCGGCTTACCAAGGACCAAAGAAGGTTTCGGTCAAGTCGTCTGCTTTTTCAATTGCTTCGTTCATCGCGATGGCTGGGGATGAAATCGAGATCACGCCAAACGGCTACTTGATGATTCATCGGCCTTACCTTGGCACGGAAGGCGACGACGAAGAGTTAGCGAACGAAGCCGAATTGCTTCGCGACATGCGTCAAAAAATGACC